TGCTGCGCCGCCCATCCATCCACCTGCCTTGCTTGCTGCGCCGCCCATCCATCCACCTGCCTTGCTTGCTGCGCCGCCCATCCATCCACCTGCATTACCAAGTGCACCAATAGCTTTGCTTATTGCGCCACTTTTAAATATACCGGCGATAGCACCTGCTATCGCCGGTGATGCTAAACCAAATGCTCCTGCAAGAAGTAATGGTAACGTTAGTATAGTATTACGTAGACTGTCTAGTGCTGAGGTGAGCTGCGTCATTGACTTAATATTTTTACCTTCGGACGTTGCTGCAAAGGCTGACTCTTTTTGATCTGTTATTTTTTTATCATTTGCTGCTTTCTCTGCTGGTGTTAGCAGTAAGTTGGTACCTAATGTCCCCAATCGTGCGCCAGCATCTTTATCACCAGAAAACTGGCCCATTCTTTTCCCGTATGTTTTAAAGTCCTCTGCATCTACTGCTTGCCCTTTTAAAATGCCATCTGCTGTAATTTCTTCTCCGCGCCCTTTAATAGATTCGGTTGACCGAACTAAACTCTGCACATATTTTATCTGAGATGGAGTTAGCCCTTCTACCCCAGTTGCTTGCCTGCCTTTACCTTCTGCAATCAAGGAGGCAATAGTCTGTGCTTTATCATCGTCAATTCCCATATCCGACGCTGCAATTGCTTGTGATACCGAATCTCCACCGGCGCCGCCAACTAATGCTTGCCTTTTACCTCCATATCCAAGATTAAATTTATTAGCAGCTTCTAATAGCTTTGATGCACTAACACCAAATGTTGAACTTAATTCTCTTGCCGACTTAGCAGTATCATGAAATCCTTTGGCAACTGCTTTTGTTGCGTCATCTCCTGTTTTTCCTGACAAGCGGACCTGATTGGTCGTTGCTGCCAATGTCATGGCAATGTCTTCTGATGTTGCTCCCATACTTGCCAATGAGTTTGACGTATCGTTGACCATTTTAGTATATTCTGGACCAAGTGCTGAACGCAATTTAACTCCCATAAAGCTTGTTCCATTGCGGAATGCAAAGCTGAGTTGAGAAAGATTTTCAACGGCATCTTGACTAGTTTTGCCCATTACCCTAAATCCATTCTGACTGTCTGATATTACTTTATTGAAACTTTCCCCAAGTCCGCTCATTATTTTGGCCTGTCTAACTGAGCCAACGCTGAACGCATTTAAATCTGCAAATCCGCCAATAGCTCCGGCATCCTTGGCAAAAGCGTCCATATTTGTAAGCATAAAGCTTGCACCAGTAGCAAATCCACCTACTGCCTTACCCCATGCAGTTGTACTGCCACTAAATATGCTTTCGAATTGTGATGTAAGGCCGCTGAGTGATCCGGTTCCAAGTGCTATTTCTTTCCCTAGCCGTTTGTAACCCTTCCTTTGTGATTCTAGTTCGTCTTTTAATTTCTGTTGGTCGTATGTTAGCTCTACAGTACCTTTGGCGAGATTTTCTATTTCATCGGCACTATTTTTTATACCTTGGTTAAACGCTTCAATCTCCTGCGCTGACTTAATGCTGACTGCAATAAACCCAGTTAATGATTTTGTTGCGGCATCAGCTGCATCAGCAGTCTTTTTGGTTGATTTATTTGCGTCAACACGACTATTTGTGGATTCAGCAAGACGTCTGACAGCTTGATCAAAACGCTGTACTGCTGATTCAAATTTAGTACTGTCAACTGGTTCTGTCATTCCGGCCCCTTTTGCGTTAAATGTCCATATAAATAGAGTATAGGATATCTTGCTCTCCTATTTACCTAAAAAGATTAAGTACCTGGATAATAAATTATGAATACAAACCCTTTAAAACAACCTATTTCAGTTAACCCGCTTTCGGCATATTACCGAAGACCGGGCACTTATATCACGTTGCCTACTGGAGGCAAGTTTTATAAACAACCACCTACTCTGAGCGATACTGGGGAATTGGCCGTATATCCAATGACAGCTAAGGATGAATTGATCCTTAAAAATCCTGATGCATTACTAAATGGTGAGGCGTTAAAGATTGTAATTGCTTCTGTATGCCCTGATATTAAGAATGTAAATGAAATTCCAGCTCCAGACATTGACCCAATTTTAGTGGCTATGCGAATGGCCAGTTACGGTGATGATTTAGGAATTGATGTGAATCATAACTGCACTGCCAGTGACGGTAAATCACAACATGTTACTATTGGATTAGGTACTGTATTGTCAACTACAAAGCCAATCGCTGAAACACATGGTACTGTTACTCTTAGCACGGGAATTGTTGTTGAACTAAAGCCTTACACACTAGAAGCACAGAGTAGAGTATTACGAGTTCAGTTTGTAACGATGCGGCAACTACAAGCAGCCGAAGCAAATGACAAGATGAGTATTGATGAGAAGGCAGCGATTGCCAATCGAGGGTATGATGAACTTGTTGCACTAAGTCAAGATATCATGGGGTTAAGTATCTTATCAGTAACATTACCAGATGGTGTCAAAGTAACACAACCATCGCACATTGCCGAGTGGGTTCTCAATTTAGATAGAGCCACTGCTGATCGATTGGACAAGGAACTCAAAGGCTTTAACGAATATGGTATTACTCGCGACCTAAGCGTAAAGTGTGATTATTGTGGCGAACAGTTTACAACTGATATGATGTTTGATCCCACAAGTTTTTTCGTCGGCGGCTCTTGAAATTGGGCGTCAACGGAGCTGCAATTAGAGACTTTGTTGAGGCCATAGAAGGTGATTCAAGAGCCTTAATAAAAGAAATATCAACGTTAAGTGTATGGAGCGAAATAGATCCAAATTCGTTATGGCACATGACATTCATTGAGCGGCAAGTATTAGCAGAAGCCGTAAAAGAAAAAACAGAAGTATTATACGGGAAAAAAGGAATTGCCCGTAGATAGTCATTATCTATACGCTGCTATCGTCTTAGGGGATTACATCCCCTCGAATTTCGTTTTTCATTTCGCTATCGCTTCATGCTCAACTCATTCTAATTTTTCTAGAGTCATCTTGCATTAACGTAATAAATTATGATTGTTATATGGAGTATGATTGTGTTTTGTATGTCTGACAGCGAATTCTACCGCCATGCTTAGCCGTTTTACCGGCTAAGAAAATATTTGGTTTATGACTGCTCATCCCCATACCATTTGATTTTAGTAGCTGTTACCAGCAGGGCGGTTACGCTTTACCCTTTTTCATACTTGTCTTATAATAACGCAGAGCACACTAGTAAATCAAACAACTTTGTGCTCTTGTAGGTTGTAATCTGTCAACAGAGCCTACTCATTCTAGCTATCGCGCACTGTACCCAGATCTTTTCAAGCAAGTGATCTACGGCCCTTTCGGGATGGTGGGTTTCAGTCTCCGCTATCGCGTCGGAACTACTATCTTCAGTGACACCAATGTCCTGATTCTATAGGTGCAAAATAACTGGCTGCACACGCCTTTCGATAGTAACGGGAATTGTATTAGTGAGCGCCGTGACGCGGGACAAGATTAGTTGATATTACAGTGTGCGGCAAGCGCAATGATTAAAGTTTATTTTTAATGTGAGTTTGATGGATCTTACACGATATTATACCATTGTAATAATCCGTTGATTCCAATACCTTACGCTCGAATTGTTCACGGGCCTCAATATATGAAGCGACTGCCTTTGATGCACAGTAGTGAAGTATTTCGCGAGTAAAATTATGCGAACCAAATTTTGCAATGTCTGCGGTGAGTTCTATAGAAGAGCCATAATAGATAATCCAGTCACTGGGGACTTTGGATCTAATCTTTTTCTTTTTCTTAATGCCATTTTTCTGCTTTACAACTTTATAAGTCGTCTTAGAAAAGTGTGCAAGTTTTTTACCAACATACATACGTCCGTTTATAATATTTGTAATAAGGTACACAAACGCAATGCAGTCTTCTGGAAGTTCATCGATAATATTATTTTGATACGTCCATGTCATTTACAGTAGTTACCCAACTAACATAAACGTTTCTACCCAGATTACTTGGTAGACGTTACTGCCATTAGTTCTTTTTCGGAAGTAATCTCCTTACGGCGTTCTTTGATAGCCTTGCCCATCTCTTGCAACGCCTTACGAGCGCGGGCAGCAGATGCCTTAATTCCACGAGCAGTGAACTTCTCGTTCTCTGATTTGTAAGCTTCAAATTGCTCTAAAAGTGTATCATGATTTGTCATTTTATTTTCCTTAATTTATGCATTGCATA